TGGTCACCACGTCAGGTTATCCAGCACCTGCTGGGGGTCGATGTTCAGCTTCTTGCCCTGCGACTGCTCGCGGGCTTCGATGCACTTCGTGATGGCACCCAGCAGGCCGTGCTTTTGGGCGCTGTACTTGCGGGCCACCATGCGTTTGCCCTTGCGCCAGTTCGTGCACACGTACAGGTGCAACTCGCCCGACTTCATGGGCATCCAGTAGGCGTTGATCGAGTGGCTCATTCGGCTTCACCTCCCGGGCTTTCGCCGCAGCCGTCGCTGAAGTCGCCCAGGTGCTGCTCTTCGCGGTCGATGAGCTCGCGTGCCTTGCGGACAGCGAAGCGGTGGGCGAGCTCGGGGCGGCTGAGCATGGTGGTGGGCTGAATCACAGCCCGAATCTCTGCATCCAATTTGTCGCGGTAGGGCGAAGCAGGTAGGCAGCAGAGCAATGTCTCGATGGCGGGTGGGAGTTCTCCTTGCCCGACCATTTTCCCGGCGTCAGGAAAATGGTGCTCGGCGCTCTCGGCCCCTTCGCTGAAGTGGATGGGCATGCCTAAGGCTGTCGCGATTGAGTGCTCAAGGCGGGCGCCCTTCGACTTAGTCCAGCCGGGCAGCATGTGGATGGCTTCGCAAGTCGCCAAGCCTGCAATGTCGTGGCGCAAGTAGTCGCCCCAATCAGCACCCTCGACAATGCCGTGGTCTGCTGGGTTCAGCACTGTCCAGCCTTCAGCCCGCAGCGCGTCAGCTTTGGCATTGAAGGCGGGGAAGTTGAAATGCTCAATGCCCGTCATCGGCCCAGCCACATAAATGCGGCGCTCACGCGAAGCCGACAAGCGCACGGGCGCATTCTCAGACCAGGGTTGCCAGCCTTTCACAGGATCAGACTCAGCCACGAACCGGAGCAACCGCTCAGCCTCAGCCATGGCCTTTTGGTACTCGGCCTCGCTTGGGCGGTCGCCTTCAATCTCGCAGTCCATGGCCGCGCACACGGTGTGCAGGCGCTCCAGTGCTGTGCGTAGGGTGGTCATGCAAAAAGCTCCATGGTTTGAGGTGCGCCACCGCTCTGGCGGCGCTTTGCGCTGGCTCGCAGTTCGGCCAGCCACGTGCGGTGGTCGTTGAGGTTGGCGGCCTCGATGCTGGCGCGCAGCTGGGGCATCAACAGGTGCACAAAGGCGCCGGACGCTACGAAGGGCCACCACCAGGCCCCGTTGTGCGGGCGGTGCATCACGTTGCACTCGGCGGCCACCTTCCAGCGGCCAATGAGTCGGGCACGCTCGGCCAGGATGTCGACGCCCTGGGTGTTGCGGCGCTCGCGGCGCATGCGCTGCACGGCTCGGGCTTTGTCGGTCTCGAAGTAATTCACGCTGGGTCTCCCATCAGCAGTTCGCGCTGCACCGGTGCGGCCGACACGGCACGCAGACCCACTTGCCAGAGCACCGGGCCAGTGATGCACACCGGCACGTTGACGCTCAGGGTGCGATGGCCATGGCGCAGCGTCAGGATCACGCTGGTGTACATGTGCTGCTGGCTGGTGACGATCCACGACTTGCGGCGGGCCAAGGTGGCGCCCACGGCAATCGCCTGCATGTTGCGCTCGAAGCGCTCGCGGGTGCGGACTCCGGCGCCGGTCATGCTGCGATCTCCTGAGCCCACTGCTCGCGGTAGTTGGCCGCCACGATTCGATGCATGGGCAAGGGGCTCACGCTGTTGCCGCACATGTGGACCTGTGCCGTTTTCGTCAGCAACTTACCTGCGGCGGTTCGGTCAATGATGTATGTCGCTGGGAAGTCCTGGGCGTTGTAAAGCTCACGCGGCACAAGCATGCGCAGTGTGATGTCAACGATGACCCAGGGCTCTCCACGCAGCCAAACTGTGACCAGTGCAAGGCGGTCATGTGTGGTCACCGTGGTCGCTGGGTCGCGCAGGTCGGCCCACTGGCCTCCGGTGCCGTGGTAGCGCATGAGGAACGCAGCGCAGCGTAAAGCGCCAGCTTCCTGATCCCTGCTTAGTTTGACCTCGACCATTTGCTGCTGGCTGCCGCTAGTGGTCACGGTGCTCATGGGCTGGCGCAGGTCTCGCGCCGGCGTGGTGTTGAACCCTCCGTTGGCCTGCACCATGAATGCAGTTGCCAGCGACTGGCCGCCACCGCTAGCTGTGATCGTGCCCACCGGTCCGTTGATGTCGTTCACGCCGTGGCTGCGGCGCTTGGTCGAACCCTTGCCCTCGCCGTGCCCGGCCTGCACCAAATAGGCCGATGCCAGTGCGTGCTTGATGCCACCCGCCACCACGGTGCCCAGGGGTGCGCCCAGATCCAGCGCTCTCGCGGCCTGGCCCTCTCGCTCTCCATAGCCAACCTGCACGAGTGTGGGTGAAACCAAGGCGTGATGTGTGCCGCCGGCGATGACCGTACTCAAGGGGTCATTGATGCTGTGGACACTCTTGTGGGCGGGGCTGGTGCCGCGAAGCGGTGCAATGAAGGGCTCGGCAGCGTCCAGCACATAGCGTTTCAGGCCGACCGCGATCCGTTTCATCGTTGCTTCAGCAAGCGGGCGAGGTCGGTCGAAAATGCTGCGCCCTTCAATGCTCCAGTCGATGCACTCGTGCGCTGGGCGCCATGCTTGCTGCCCCTTTTTTGGTCGCTTGGCGTGTGTCTGCTGAGGCCAGACCACCGGCTGACCATCGAAGCGAGCCACAACATAGAGGCGTTCTCGCGTGCTGTGGGCACCCATGTCTGCATTGCAGATCACACACCACTCGATGGAGGTGGCCCCCATGGCTCGTAAGCCCTCGACGAAGTGCGTCCAGTTGCGGCCCGTGCGCTTTGGGCATGGAACCAGCCACTGGTCATGTACTGGGACTCGCTCACCAGGTCGTGCCACACGGTTCTTGCCGGTGGTCGGGTCGATTTCTAGCGTGAGCACGCGGCGGGTGTCGGGGCAACGCTTGGCAACCAAAGGTGCCCAAAGAAGCATTTGTTTGACGTTCTCCAGCGTGACAACACGGGGCTTTGTCTTGCCAACCCACTTGTGCACCGCCCAGGCCAGACTGCGGATGGCTCGACTGCGAGGCTGGCCCCCAAGGGCTTGGCTGTGGTGCGTGCAATCTGGGCTGGCGTGCAGCAAACCGACGAGCTGACCGCCTGTGGCCTCCAGTGGGTCAACCTCAAACACGTCGCTGCAGAAGTGCTTGGTCTGCGGGTGGTTCATCTCATGCATGCCAACTGCATCTGGGTTGTGGTTGACTGCAATGTCCACATGCCGGCCGATGGCCTGCTCGATGCCGGTGGAGGCACCGCCGCCACCCGCGAAGAGATCGACCACCAGCTCATGGTGCAAGGGAAGTGCAAATTGAGGGGTCAGCATTTCGTAGCCTTTCGGTAGATCTTGGTCAGGTCGCCCTTCACGCTGTGCCCGCGCGCCATGAGGGCGTTGGCCAGGTGTGAGCGGTCTTTGTGGCTGTGGCTGGCTTGGCGCAGCAGGCCCATGTAGCTGTTGCCCGCTTCGAAGACCTCGTCGTCTGGCATGTCCTCGATGCGCTGCATGGCAACGCGCAGGGTGCGCGGCCTGGTCGTACGCCGCCATGGCTTGATGACGTGGCCGACAAAGTCAATGCCGCGCTCGACGGGCTGCAGGATGGTCTTGCGTGGGTTGAGCCGCACGCCCAGGGTTGAGGGCAGGAAGGCGTCAATGTCAGCCAGCGCAGCGTTCAGGCGCTGGGGTGACTGGTCCAGCAGGATGAAGTCGTCGACGTAGCGCACGTAGTGGCGGATACGAAGCACGTGCTTCACACGCTGGTCGAGGTCATCCAATAAGACGTTGGCGAAGAATTGCGACGACAGGTTGCCGATGGGTAGCCCCGTGTCGGCTGGCGCGTTGAACAGACGCTTGTGCTCGGGCACCAGCGCCAATAGCTCAGGCGCGCTGCGCACCTCAACATCAGTGCGAGGATCATGGAACAGGATGGTCTCGGCCAGGGCCATCCACCATGGCTCATGGATGCGCCGCGCCAGCTGGTGGCGCAGGATGGCCTTGCGGATCGAAACAAAGAAGTTGGACAGGTCCAGTTTCAGGTAGTGCGCGGGCACTGACCAGTTTTGCGTGATGGACCTGACATGGCTCTCCAGGCGCTTGGCACCATAGAGCGTGCCGCGACCAGGGATGCATGCGCAGGTGTCGGCGGTGAAGCCGGCGTAGAAGCGGGCCGCGACGCGGTTGCACAGCAGATGGTGCACGATGCGATCGCGAAAGCCTGACGCCCAGACTTCGCGTGGCTTGGGGTGCGTGACCACGAAGCAGATTGAGCGACCTGGTGCCCAGGTGCCCTCCACCAGGTCGTCGTACAGGCGGCGCAGGTTGCGCTCAAGGTTGGCCTCAAAGGCCAGGGCGCTGTTGCTGTTGCGCTTGGTGCGGCGGCAATCGAAATAGGCCTGCACCAGCTCAGCGAATGAAAGATCAGCAGCAGCGTATCCATCTGCGGACGGCTCGGGCGCGGAACTCGTTGTTCTTGTTGTTGTTGTTCTGGTTGCCGTTGTTGAAGTTCTGATACCAGGCCCAGCCGGAGACATCGAGCGATCTACATCGCCCACCCGATTGCTCAGGTGGGAAACTGCGCCAGACCGTGCAGGCGCGCTGCCTGTGGTGTCCGTGGTGCGCGTGGCGGTGGCCTTGTGGGCCAGCGGCTCGACCAGATTGAAAGAACGCTCAGTCATGGCGGCCTTGGCCTCCATGAAGCGGGCGCGTAACGCTGCGGCGCCACCCGTTGGTCTGCTTGCCGATGCTGGTGCTCAGCTCGATGGCCCGCGCATAGGCTGGCTTCGAGATCAGGCGCTTGTCCATGGCGAGGCGGATCATCAGCTCAGCGACTTGCAGCCGCTCAAGCAGGTCCATCAAGTGCGGCGCCTTGTCTTGTGCGACGTTGGCCCGAAACACCGCGATGGTGATCTCGATGCACTCGTTGGTGATCTTCTCGCCGATGGAGCGCTTGAAGTCCCGTGGCATGTTCTTCACGAAGTCCGTGGAGACATCCAGCAGATCATAGGCAGCCTTGTAAATCGGCAGTTGGGTGTGGGTGGCCATGCTGATCAAATGACTGAATTACTCAATGACCAATCTGCGGACGGCTCGGGCGCGGAACTCGCCGTACTTGAAGTCGTAGTACTGGCCGCCGTAGCCGAAGTCCTGAAACCAGGCCCAGCCGGAGTTGGTCTCGTGCTGCTGGCCAGACCAGTAATAGGCGCACTCAAACTCGCCCTTAAGGTTCGCGAAGAGCAGGGACTGCTCGGCCCGGGTGGGCAGCGTGCCGCCCTGCTTCTCGGCCCATTCAACAGCCTGTTGCCACGTCTGGTCTTCAACATCACCGGGCAGCAGCACCAGGTGGTGAGTGGGCTTGCCGTCGGCACCCAGGATCAAGCCCGCGTAGCGCTCGCCCTGGGCCAGTTCGATCTGAGCCGTTGGGATGCTGAGCGTGGTGGGCAGTGCGGCCTTGAAGGCCTCGATCATCTTGGCCAGCTGGGTGTGCTGAGCTTCGATCTGTTCAAGCGTCACTGTGGACATGTGTGCACCTCAATTAAATGGATGAATGATCAAATGGGCAATCTGCGGACGGCTCGGGCGCGGAACTCGTTGGTCTTGGTGCTGCCGTGCTGGTAGCCGTAGTTGAAGTCCTGATACCAGGCCCAGCCGGAGACGCGGTGGTGGGTCTCGTTGCTCCAGTACCAGTCCTGTTTGAACTGGTCGCGGTGGTTGGCCCACAGCAGGGCCTGCTCGACGCGTGTGGGCAGGTCGCCACCGATGCTCTTGGCCCAGTCCATCTGGGACTGCCAGGTGGCGTCGTCGTTGTCGCCGGGCAGCAGGATCACGTGGTGGCCTTCGCCCTTGTGGTCGCTGATGAAGCCGATGTAGGTCTCGCCCTCGTTCAGAGGGGGTTTTTCGAGTGCTTGCATGTCTGGTCCTTTTGGTTGGGTTGGTGGCGCTTTGCCAGTCACTTGGGATAGGCGCCCTCGCTCGCGATCACCACTCAGGCGTTGACAGTGGCCGTGCTGGGCCCCTGGGTGGGAGTGGTTCAGTCAGCCGCGCCGCCGTCGCCGGTCGACAAGCTGGGGTCATCGCCCTCGGCCAGAGCCTTGGCAGCCTCCCAGCCAGCAGTCCAGCGGGCCACCAACTCGTGGCGCATCACCGGGCAGTCGCTCTTGGGCTTGTCTTCCAGATAGGCCTGGTAGCCCTGTTCGTAGGCCTGCTCCAGTTCGGAATCAAGCGGGCCATCACCCAGCGACAAGATGCGCGCATCGCTCACGTCATCGCCTGGGCCGGGCTCCATGCCCTTGCCGTCGCCGTTCGGGTCGTACTCGTGGCCCAGGTCCATGGCGCGCTGGTCGTCTTCGCCGCGCACGGCAGCGACTTCGCCCATGTGGGCCTCGGCGTCGGCCAGGGCGATCAACACCGTCTTGCCCTGGCAGTCAATCAGGCCATGGCGGTTCGGGTCGTTCTTCGACATCGACAGCACCGCCTTGATGCCGTCCTTCACGGTGATCTGCTCCAACTCGGCCACCACGGTCACGCGGCCATCGCTGGCGATCAGGTGGGTGGCCATCTGCACGCAGGTGGTCACGCGCTTACGCAGACGCTCGATCACATCGTCCTGCTTGTTTTTTGCCAGCTTGGGCCACACGTCGGGCAGCAGCTTGATCTCTTGCACGAGGGCCTGCAGCAGGTCCACGCCAATGGTGTTGGCCGTCATGGCCAGGGTGTTCTTTTCGGGGTCTTGCTTGCTCATTGCTTGGTCCTGGGTGAAAAGTGGTGGGGTGTATGTGACCGCCCGGCGCGACTCGGGCTATTGAGGCCTACCAACCAACGACGGTTGAAAAGGAGAAAAGTGCCTGCCTCTCACAGGGCTTCCTGCGGTCGAAACTGGTGGGCGGTGTTGCATCCCCCGGGAACCCCCAGAGGCACCGCCCGGAAGGGGTCAGGCCTGTGCGGCCAGTTCGTTGTCGCGCTTGGTCAAGGCTTCAAGCATCGAGGCCTTGTCTTCGCCTTCAGGCATGAGCTCGACTTCGTCGCCGATCAACTGCAGCGCTGCCAAGTCGGAGCAGTCTTCGACTTGCTTGAGGCCCGCCACCAAATCAAAGGCTGCCGACTCATCGGCCAGCGCTGGCGCATCGGGGTTGATCTCTCCCGTGGCCATGTCCACCATGCCCATGTCGACCATTGGGTTGTCTTGAGGCAGGCCGATCTCGGCTTGCTCGTCCAGGCCAACGGCGCGGGCCATCTCGATGGATACGGGCAGGTACTTGAACAGACGGCGCACCACTGTCTTTTTCGCCATCTCCTCAAAGGCGCTGATCCATGGGCTGTCGGTCTTGCCGTACTTGATGGCTGTCTTGTAGCCCTGCGATTCGTTGCGGATGCGCTCGATCTCGGCGCGGCTCATCACATCGAACTGCACACCGCCGTCCTTGAGCTTTGCGACGGAGTAGACGAATGTGAGGGGGCCGCGATCAACTTTGTCCCAGGCTGGAATGTGGGTCAGGTTCGAATCCAGGCCCAACTGCACATGGAACTGGTCGGCCTCGTAGACGGCGCGGGCTTCCAGGCTGACGATCTGGCCAGAGCGGCGGGCCAAGTCGATCATGCCGCGATAGCCCACGATGAACTGCACCTCGGTGATGCCCTTGCGGCGGTTCTCAAAGGGCAGCAGGTAGGCGTGACCCAGGGCACCACCGGGCTCCAGGCCCAACTGCGCGCACTGCATGATGGCGCCCAGGAAAGAGGCTTGATCCGAGTCGCCCAGCTTGGGGTTCTTGCGCACCTCGGTCAGGGCGATGCGCGCCAGGCGGTCGGCGGTCATGTGCTTGGGCAGGGCCAGGGCCATCTGCTTCTTCACGTTGTCGTCAGACAGCAGGCCTGCGATGGTCTTTGGCTTGTCGGCCTTGGTGGCGACGGCGGTGTTTTTGGTTGCGACGGCGCGCAGTGCTTGGGATGTCATGACGGATCACTCCTTGGTTGAAACGAGACGGAAATCCACGTAGGTCGTGGCGGGGTAGCTGATCGTTGCGGCCTTCTTGCTAATCAACTTGCGACGAAACTCTTTGCCGTCCGGGTAGACGAGGCGGGCTGCATTGCCCATCTCGGCCAGCAAGTGGGCGCGGGCGCCCTCGATCACGCCCTCGTACTTGGCGGCCATCTCTTGCGCGGTCTGCATGACGGCGCGCCAGTGCTCGTGCATGGCCGTGGCCTCGATGGCGGTTCCATCGGTGCCTGGGTAGAGCTTTCGTAGGGTGTCCAGCGTCTTGCGGTCGCCGAAGTCCAGGGGCGGCTGCTTCTTGGGCTCGACGTACTTGGTCCAGAACTCAAAAGCCTGCTCGCGCATGGCGGCAATGGTTTCGTCGTCACGCTCGACGATGTAGGGCTTGAGGTCGTCGCCGATCAGGGCGAAGACGCGGGCGCGGTCGCGCTTGTGGATACCCAGGCCCCACTGCACTTGCGCGAGGTAATGCAGGGGCAGCTGGTCGGTTTCGTGGTCGCCCCATTCCTTGGCCTTGAAGGGGTGAACCGTCTTGATCTCGATGTTCTCGTCTGCCGTCTCGGCGTCGATCTCGGCCGCGAACATGGGAACTTCGGCGTCGATGTACCGCTCATTGCGGTTCACGATGACCAAGCCGTGTTCGGACTCGATCATGTCGATGATGTAGGGCTCAAGACGAGAGCCGCGGCGCTTGGCGGCCATGTTGCGGCCATCCTCCACCGGGGGCTTCATCTTGTCGATCCACAGGTCGGTGGCGGTCTTCCATGGGCTGATACCCAAGATGGCGGCGATGTCGCTGCCGCCGATGTATTTGCGGCGGTCGTGCGTGACGGGTTCGGCAATGGCGTTCATGTTGTCCTCGGGCTCAGCCCATCGAATGAATGGCGGGCATGCCGGCCTCGATCCAGGCAATGGCTGCCAGGGCGACCAGCACGGCAAGGCCGGAGATCTCTTTCACTGCGGCAATCAGCTCGTCGGTGGTCATGGGTTCGCGGGCCACGGCTCAGCCCTCCACGTGCTTGAGCACAGCCAGCAGCACCACGGCAGCCAGCAGGCAGGAATAGATGGCGCGGTCTTGCGTACCCCGGTCAGAGGGCGGGGCGCAGGCCAAGCGGGTGAACTGCAGGCCTGCAAGGCAGGCCAGGGTGCGCCACTGCACCAAGGCATTGCGCACGGCGCGGCGGCTCAGCACATCGAGGCGGCGAAGGGTGGGGCGGTTCATGCGGCCTCCTTTCGTGACTTGCGTGGGGCACGGCTGCGCAAATCTGTGTGTCGACACGTCTGTGTGGATGCTCCGCCCTTGAGGTAGTCAGGATCTCCATGAGCGCCCATCAGATTGATGTGGCCCGACATGTCGCGGCTTATCTCGTCCGGGCTGGGCTCAAACAGGGCCAAGCCAAAGGCCTTGCCGATGCTCTCGGCATTACTTTTTGCAGCACCCATGGCGCCCTCAAGCTCAGCAATCCGGGCTTTCATCGCCTCGATGGTTTGCGCCTGCAAGGCGATCTGCTCAAGCGCATCCTCGCGCCACAAGATGCCGGGGACGTTTGGCGCCTTCAGGGCCATGCCCACCATGTCGCGCCACACGGCGGCGGCGAACTCTTCGGTGTTGACGATGGTGTCGCCCTCGGAATCAGCAAGGACCGCCAGCATTTCGGGCAAAGCCTCAATGGGAAGTAGGGCGAGCGTCATGCCGACACCCCGAACCTGTGCTCAGCGGCCACACTCACAGCCTCTTGGCCAATGAACTCGAACAAGTCCGAGTCGGCGCGCTTGAGCATCTCCATCGCCTTCTTGCTGTCGATGCCTTCAAGCAAGTTGGCCAGCGCTTCGACGAGTTGGTCGTCGCTCACTTCGACCTCAATCTCCAGCGTGGGAGCTTGCGAGGCCAGATGACGAGGCGTGATCGTGGTGATGGCGCGGCATGGCACGCAGATGGCGCGGCTCATGCCGTCACCCCGCAAGCCTTGGCGGCAGCGTTGAAAGCCAAGCGATTCAGGCGGGCACGGTCACCGCACACGATGCGGCCGGTGCTGTCTGGGGCGTGCCACAGACCCAGCGACGAAGCCTTGATGCCCGAAGCGCAGGCGTAGCCCTTGGGCATGCGCTCCACGCCACGCTTGATGTCAGCGGCGCGGTACGAGTTAACCGGCACCCGGTCGATGATCTCCAGCGAGTCAACCGCATAGACGTACACGTCGTCGTGGTTGTAGGCCGGAATCAGCACGTCCGCAGGGATGCTCGCCAGGGTGGCGATCAGTGCGGCGGCGAGGTTGTTGTCTGCGTGTCCCATCTTGTGCACCTGTTGGTGTGTCGATGGGTGAAGTATGCACGATGCATAACCACAATGCAAGCAGTATGCATAACACAGCGCAAGATTAGATCAAGTGATCTAAAAATGCATGGGCGCAAAAAAGCCCGCTCGGGGCGGGCTTGGTGGCAGTGTGTGGCGGTCAGCTGAACAGAGATCTCAGCCAGTCAACCGCAGCGGCCAGGCAGGCCAGCGCCAGCAGGCGCGGCATAAGCCAGTGCATCAATCTGTACAGGGATCGGGGCATGGAAACTCAAAGGGCAGGGGGTGTCGCTTTGTTTTGAGGCAGGTCAAACATGCCCACAAGCTGGACTGCGTGAGCGGTGCCGCCCGCGCTGTTTGGGTAATCAAAGCGCCCAATGACGACGCCACAGAATCGGGCTCGGCTTCTGTCGACCAATTCACCCGTGCTGCCAATCGCAACGAAGCGATATATTTTACTGGACTCGCCAAACATGCCGCCAATAAAGAACTTGTCCCCGTTGAATTCTTCGGCTGCAATTTCAATGATCGAGCCAGAGGTGCAAATTCTTTTGCCCCTCTCTTGCTCTGAGTCTTTCATTACCAAAGCCACCTTTGTTTGAGGCAGCTTCTGAAGCTCATCCCATTTCAATCGTTTGGCACCCCAAGATGCGAGCACAGCAGCGCCAGGGCTCAAATTGCCGTGCTCATCTGAAAACATGGGGGCAAGGGCGGCCACGGCTTCGTCCAAGCTGGCCCATTCGCGTTTTGGCTCCACCTTGGGGGCTTCTGCTTCTGTAGCCTGTGGTGCGGTGGCCTGCGGTGCATTCGAAGCTTCCTCATGTTTCGAGCAAGCACCAAGCCCAAGAGTGAAGGCTAATCCAATCGCAGTCAATGCTACCTGGTAACTCCCTGACCTACTCATAAACCCTCACCTTTCCTGATTAACAAATATTTAACGAATTTCTGACACCCACATGTTTGCGGGGTGCTCATTCCCTCTTGAGGGGGATGACTTGCGCCATGCGCAAAGGATCTGAAAAAACCGGCTCAGATCTAATACTTGTGGAAAATCTCGCAAAGACAAGGATCTTGGCTGACTTGTAACCTGTGGTGGGGCGTATATCGCCCAAACCATTCAGGCTGCGTTTTTCCTGTCGGTGAGGGTTCCCCCCAACGTTCTAGATTTATCAGTTTCTGGATGCCTGCTTGCCATATTTGCCAGATATTCAAGCTGTGCCCTGGCCTGCTCGGCTCGCCCTGGATCGCCAGGGTCATCAATCACATACCTGAGCGCAGTGATCGCCGTCTCCAGCTGCAACCCCGAGAGGTTGCCCAGCAAACGCGAAATGTGATCGGGCAGGTCGCCAAGTGAAACGGGCTCAGCCTTGGTGATGACAACCACCCCTTTGGGCTCATCCATCCAGCCCAGGGGCTTGTCCATGACCTTCTCAAGCTTGGTGGCCAAGTCGTCGCCGACGTTACGGGCGCCGCTGGTCATGGCGCTGATGTGTGACTTCGGTGTGCCGGCAAGAAGCGCAAGCTTGGTCACTCCACCAGCTTCTTCTGCAAGCTCGGACAGGCGCAAGCGACGGCTCACCCTAAACGGGCGCTCCGTAGGCTCTTGCTCCATGTCGCTTTTATCCATGTCTTAACTCTATGCGACTTGCATAACGTGGAGTTGCGCAGTATGCTTCGGCCTAAGTTGCGCAAAGTGCATACCATGGACCTCAAAACCTACATCAACTCTCTGCCCCGTGGCGGCGCCGCGGCTCTCGCCGGGAAGCTGTCCATCACACCCGTCTACTTGTCTCAACTGACGACGAGGCAAGACGGCCGCAAACCATCGCCCGAACTGTGTGTGTCGATCGAGACCGAGACGCAAGGCGCCGTTCGTCGCCAAGACCTGCGCCCGGACGACTGGAGCCGCATCTGGCCCGAGCTCATCGGCCAACAGATGTCGGCGCAAGCACAAGGGCAGGGCTGAGCCATGCGCAGCGCGCAGCACCGCCCCAAAGCCATACGCGCCTCCCTGGCGCCTATTGGCTTGATGACCCCATTTCGTTCTTCGGCTTTTCATAAGCCGGATTGAGCTCTTTTTTTGCCTCCATGCGATAGGAAACCAGGGGAAAGCAATGGAAACCATTCGACAGATGCCACCCACGCAGCGCGAGTTGTACCCGTGTGCCGTCGTTCCTGCGCCTCATATGGCCCCGCTTGAGTTCATCGCTCAGGCCTCGTGGGCTGGTGTGCTGCGCTACTGCGTACAGCGCTGCGGCTCGGACGACTACGAGATCGCCGACAAGCTGGCCATCAGCCACGGCTACATGGCCAAGGTGCTCAAGGGCACGGCCCAGCTGGCAGGTCAGCGCCTGACCCGCTTCATGGAGATCACGCAGTGCGTGGCACCCGTGCAGTGGCAGGCCTATCACGTGGGCGCCGATCTGGTCATGCGTGACCCGGCCGCCGCTCGTATCCATGCGCTGGAGGCTGAGATCGCCAAGCTGCGCGAGGGGAGGGTCGCAGCATGAGCAAGCCCAAACCCTCAGTCATCCGCCTGTCCGACGACGGCCACTGGTGCATCTGCCACAAGTCCTTGCACCTGCTGGCCAAGCTGCCAGCGCTGCCCCTGCGCCTCAAGGGCCCAGGCATCGACGCCGTGCGCGACTTCGTGCAACTGAGCATCGGCGGCGGCCAGTTCCTGGCTGATGTCATCACGGGCACGATCTACGACCGCACGGGCGAGCACAACAACAACGCCCAGCTGCGCGTGCTGTACGTGCCCGAAGTGTGGCCTTCGAAGGTTGCCGAGGTGAGTGCATGAGCGCAGTCCTCGACGCCGAATTCGATCTGGTCGACGACACCAGCGCCTTCTTTGCCCCCGTCTCGTCCGACCTGATCGACAGCCTGATTGGTCAGTACGAGCAGATGCGCGTGAGGGTCGAGCGCGTGGCCGAGATCATGAGTGGCCCCGACATGGATGGGGCGCTGCATTATTTTGCCGAGCACGCAGCCGCGCAGGACCACCATCTCTCTCGCACAACTGTCAGCAGGATGTTCGATCTGACGGGCGCCATCGCCCATCTGAACGCCGCGTTCTGGTCCAAGGCCATGCAGCTGACCGATGTGCTGGATGCCATGCCGCAGCAACGCCGCAATGAGTGGAACGAGTCGATCAGGAACCCGCTGGGCGTCAAAAAAGAGCGCTCCAACAGCGAATGGGTGACGCCACCCATCCCTGAGTTCACCGACGAAAACGTGCGCTCGACCCTCAAGGGACTGTTGCTCCAGCGCGAGACGTTCTTTGCTGAGCGTGTTGACGGCATCTTTCGCGGCCTGTCAAAGTCCCACATCACCAACGCCCCCGAGGGCTTCGGCAAGCGCATGATCATCGCGCGCGCCGTGAACGAGTGGGGTTCTGTCGAGCACGGCACCGCTGGCGTGATCAACGATCTACGCTGCGTGATCGCCAAGTTCATGGGCCGAGACGAGCCCAAGTGGGATGCCAGCAGCGCCGTTGTGCGCTTTGCGCGTGGTCGCCGCGGTGAGTGGATCGACCTCGACGGTGGCGCCATCCGCATTCGCGTCTATGCCATCGGCACCGCCCATCTGGAGGTGCACCCGGACATGGCTTGGCGCCTGAACTGCGTGCTGGCGCAGCTGTACCCCGCCGCAATCCCCTCACAGTTCCGCGAGCGCCCCAAGAAGAAGGCCAAGGCCTACAAGCTGATCGGCCGCCCGCTGCCGTTCGCTGTGCTGGCGAGCCTGGGCGCGGTCGAGCCTGCGCGAGACCTGAACCCGGATCACGGCTATCGCAAGGACACATGGGTCAAGGTGCCCGGCTGCTGGGACTTCAAGTCATCCAGCCGAGCCGCTCAGGTGCAGGCCGAGGCCGACCGGATCATGGAGAGCATCGGCGGCACCAAGGTGCGCGAGCTTCGCTGGGCATTCGACTACGACCCCACCGAGGTGCTGCAAGAGATCTGCGCCAGTGGCTGCGTGCCTGACCAGAAGGCCCACCAGTTCTATCCCACGCCCGAGCGCCTGGCCCGCATCGCTGTGGACATGGCTGACATCGAAGAGCAGCACACATGCCTGGAGCCTAGCGCTGGCATGGGTGGGCTGGCTGACATGATGAAGCAGGCTTCGGCGTGGACTCACTGCGTCGAGGTCTCCCCACTGCACTGCAAGGTGCTGGAAGCGAAAGAGCACAGCGTCACGCAAGCCGACTTCTTGGCTTGGGCTGGTCATCCCGTCGATCGCATCGTCATGAACCCACCATTCAGCGAAGGCCGCTGGCAGGCGCACGTGCAGCACGCGGCATCTCTGGTGCGTCCTGGCGGCAAACTGGTGGCCATCCTCCCGGCCAGTGCTAAGGGCAAAGACCTGCTGCCGAGCTTTGACTGCGCTTGGCATGGCCCCTTTGACAACGAGTTCCCGGGCACGAGCGTCAGCGTCGTGATCTTGAAGGCGGAGGCAGCATGACCAACACAACGCAGCAACTCAGCCTGCTCAACCTAGGCCGGCCAGCGCAATTCGATTGGGACCGGCACTACCGCGAAGCCGAAAGGCGCGTGCAACCCGTCGACCCATCCGAGCACATCGACCTGAGCAACGCCAACCAGTCATCGAGCGCGATGACGCTGGAAAACACCCTGATCCTCATGGCCTGCAGCGCGACCAAGCGCCCGCTGCCTGAGGGGCAGTGCTCCATGCCACTCATGGAGATGTACGACGGCCCAATGTGGCAGACCCTGCGCACCCGCCTGGGTGAGCGCCACGCCCGTGTGGTGGTGCTGTCTGGCAAGTTCGGGATCATCGGTGCCAGCGCGCATTGGGCACCCTACGAGGCCCGCATCAGCCCGCAGAAGGCCGATCACCTGATTCGCCGCGGCCTGCTGGAGCGCCAGGACTGGTTTGGTGAGTTGCCAGAGCTGACCACCTCACCGCTGAGCGACCTCAAGTGTCCGACGACCCGCATCAACTCTCCCGAGCCTTTCCGCCCGTTGCCATGGCAAGGCGTGATCGTCGCAGCCGGTGGCGAATATCGCCGGGTGTTCATGGCCTTGCTGCGCCAGCTGCAGCAGTGGGGAGACCTGGCACCCGACGCCGCGATCCTGGCCACGCGCGGCGGTATCGGTGAACAGCGCTCGCAGCTGGGCGCCTGGGTCAGCCAAATCGCTGGCGACGAGTTGAAGGAGGCGCAAGCAGCATGAGCACACGCCCCTCGTTCCAGTTCTACCCGGACGACTGGATCTCAAACCCCAACCTGCGCCGCTGCACCTTTGCCGAAAAGGGCATCTGGCTTGAGGTGATGTGCATCCTGCACGACCAAGACGAATACGGCGTGCTGCGCTGGCCTCTCAAGGAGATCGCCGAGACGGTCAAGTGCCGCACCTCTGAGTTGCAGGGCCTGATTCGCAAGGGTGTCCTCAAGGGCGACGACAAGGCCTTGGCCGAACCCTTCATCTACACGCCCCGCAGTGGCCGCAGGGACGGCCCGCCCGTCACCTTGCTGCACCCTCAGGCCGGGCCAATCTGGTACTCAAGCCGCATGGTCAAGGATGAGTATGTCCGCACCATACGTGCCGAAATGTCGGGCAACGGTGGCGCATCAAAGGCATCACCAAAGCCTGCACCTAACCCCCCCTTTGGTGAAGGCATTGGTGTGGGCTTTGGTCCCCGTAGCGCGGACACGCCCGCAGCCCCGTCATCTTCATCTTCATCTTCACCTTCAGTAAATACACCATCAGCAACAGCGCACGCGGACAGCGTCGACGGCGTGGTGTTCGCCATCACGGCCGACTGGTCTCCGGGCCCTGGGCTTGAGGTCCAGGCAAAGCTGATGGGCGCCCCGGTCAAGGACGAGGCTGCCATGGCCGAGGGCTTGGCCGAGTTCGTCGCCTACTGGCTCACCCGACCCGGCGAAGTGCGAACGCAGGCCCAGTGGGAGAACGCCTTGGCCAAGAGCCTCAAGCACCGGCAGGTGACGGGCACAGCGCAAGCCGCCCGCCAGAGCACAACGCGACCAGCCCCACGCCAGAGCAACCACGGAGGACACGATGCCGTTGAACCCGCTTGACCTGTCGGGGTTGCCCGACATCGACTTTCCATTCCTGATCGGCGCGACCGGCTCTCTCGTCGACTACCGCGAGATGGCCGACTGCCCAACACACGGCCAGTACCTGGTGCGCGACAGCCAGTACGCCCACAACCCCGGGGGCTGCCCGCACTGCCTGCGCACCGCCAGGGCCGAAGACCTGCTCAGCACCTGCAACATCCCGGCGCGCTTTGCCGCCTGCGAGTTCGACAACTACGAGGTCGAGACCGAGAAGCAGCACCGCGTGCTAGAGGCCTGCCAGGCCTATGCGGCCGAGTTCAAGGGCAACCTTGCAGCCGGTCGTGGCCTGATCATGCTGGGCAACCCCGGCACGGGGAAAAACCACCTCATCACGGCCATCTGCAAGGCCCTGCGCGCTCAGCGTTTCACGGTGCTCAGGGTCAAGGCCTCCGAGTTCCTCGACGCCTACTGGGCCAAGGAATTCGGCGAGCGCGACGAGTGGCTGAAGAGCCTGGCGCGTGTCCAGCTGCTGGTGCTCGACGAGGTCGGCCGATCCAGCAAGACCGACAACGCGCAGAACGCCTTTTTCCGGCTGATCGATGCCCGGTATGAAGCCATGAGGCCCACCGTTGTGCTCTCCAACCTCGACCGCCAAGGCGCGATTGAGGTGCTCGGGGATGCTGCATACGACCGCCTGACCGAGGCAGGCGCCCAGCGCCTCACGTTCGATTGGCAGAGCCGCCGTGCACAAACCGGCCGAGGCGCAGCATGAGGCAGTGGCTCAACTGCCCGACCACCGAAGCGCACGACCGCTACCTGACCCAGCTCAAGGCTGTGGCCACCGTGGACGGCCAACGCGACTTCGTGGCACGGCTGATCCGCACCGAGAGCCGATTCCTCGCCAAGTGGGTTCGCGACGACTTCCTCGCGTGGCGTGCCCAGGCCAAGGCCAACAGATCCACCACGAAACCCGACTTCGCAACCTGAGGGGAGACAAGCAGATGACATCGATCGTTTTCACCGTGCCCGGGCAGCCGCAGGGCAAAGGCCGCGCCAAGATCGTCAAGATCGGCGGCTTCTCCCGCATGGCCACACCCGACAAGACTGTGGCGTATGAAGGGCTCATTGCTCACGCTGGGCACCAGGCCATGGCAGGCCGCCCGCTCATCGAGGGCCCTGTGGCCGTCGTGGTCGACATGCGCTGCCAGGTGCCTGCCTCGTGGTCGAAGAAGAAGCAGGCCCAAGCCTTGATCGGCGAGGTCAGGCCAGTCACGAAGCCGGACCAGGACAACGTCCTCAAAGCCATCTTTGACGGCCTGAACGGTGTCGCGTGGAAGGACGACGTGCAGGTGGTTGAGATCGTCAGCCGCAAGCGCTACGCACCCCTGCCGGGCGTGTACGTCGAGATCAAGCTGCTGGGGGTGGCATGAATCAGCCCCCCACCATGCTCGACCCCTGCTGCGGCAGCCGGATGATGTGGTTCGACAAGCGCGACCCCGCCGCTGTGTTCGGCGACCAGCGTCGCGAGACCATCACGGTCACGGACCGTTCGCACGGTCGCGAGGATGGCACCCGCGAGCTGCGCATCGAGCCCGACACCCTGATGGACTTCCGGGCGCTGCCTTTCCCTGCCGGCGCTTTCAAGCTCGTGGCCTTCGATCCACCCCACCTAGTGCGCGCCGATCGCAAGAGCTGGCTGGCGGCCAAGTACGGCAAGCTGGGCCCGGACTGGCGCGAGGATCTGCGGCAAGGCTTTGCCGAGTGCTTCCGCGTGCTGGAGCCTCACGGCGTGCTGGTGTTCAAGTGGAACGAGACGCAGGTGAAGGTGGGCGAGGTTCTGGCCCTGACGCCCGAGCGCCCCAAGTTCGGCCAGGTCTCCGGCCGTGCTGGCATGACTCACTTCCTGGTCTTCATGAAAGGTGCCGCATGACCGAGGCCGTCTTCCGCTCCGTCCACCAAGCCTTGCACGTCTCCCACCTCATGGCGATGCTGCCCCCCACAGCCAAGAGCAACACCCAGGCGATCATCGAGCAGCTGATGCGCGACGCTGGCGTGCTGCGCGAGGTCGAGCGCGACGGCACCCTGAACTTCCGGGGCCTGACGCCTCTGGAGGTCCGGGGCCAGTGCGCCATGGTGCGTGGCGCCGTGATCCACCACTGCACCGAAGCCGAACGCATGGCGATCTGGGCATGGTTCGCCCACGACGCCAGCAAGGCCGAGGGCGTGCGCTTCCTGTGCAATTGGTGCGCGCCGCACTGGACCGTGGAGAGCCGCCCGGCCCGAATGCTCATGACCTGGCGGGCCAACGTCACCGACGACAGCAAGGCCGCCCGGCACTGCTCGGTGCGCGACATCGAGGGCGAGCACGGTATTTCCAAGAGCGCTGTGCAGCGCCAAGTGGCCGCCGTCTCCAAGGCATGCCGAGGCCTGCGCGAGCGTGGGGCAGGGCGCCTGGAGGCGCTTTTTATCGCGCACGGGTTGGTTGATGATCCGGCGATGGTTTGAGGGGGATGACCATGTGGATTTTGATACTCACACTCTTGGCCCCGTCCGCTTCAGGCGGCAGTTCCATCGCTTCGGTGTCGGGCTTTACGAGCGCGGAGGCTTGCCAGGGCGCTGGCGCTCATTGGCTCAAGAATCGGCCTGAAGGCTGGGCAACGGCCTCGGCAGTCTGCGTGAGGGCCTGACCATGAGCGAAGAACTCAGGCGCGCTCTGCGCCGATTGATTGACGGCATCGCCATCTATGCGGCCTGGTCCGCTGGCTACTCTGCCTCTGGGCGCCACCTCGTGGGGTTCCTAGCAGCCTGTGGCGTCGGGGCTTATGGCCTCTGGTGCTGGTTCGATGGGAAGGAAAGTTGACCATGGCCTGCCCCAAATGCGGCTGCAAGGTGGCCTACCAGTTCGACGACCGAGACACAGGCACCAAGGCGCCGCTTTGCTCGAAGGGTTGAGCGTTGACCAGCGTTGAAACCTGTTGACGCCCGTGGGACAGTTTGAGTACATTTGTGCTACTTTCTGAAGATTGATGTCCAAGCCGCCCACCGAGGCGGCTTTTTCATGCCCGAACGGGAGGCCGCCATGTGATCCCGGAGCCCACCATGTCGCCCAAAAAACTCACCCCGAAGCAACAGCGCTTTGTGGATGAGTACCTGGTCGACCTGAATGCTGCAGGCGCTGCCCGCCGCGCCGGCTACTCCGAGAAGTGGGCCAAGTGCTCAGCCGAGGAACTCATGCGCAAGCCTGAGATCCAGGCGGCCATCCAATCCCGCATGAAGGACATGCAGCAGCGCACCGAGGTCACGGCCGACCGCTGGGTGCGCGAGCTGGCCGCCATGGCCTTTTACGACCCGGCCGACCTGGGCTCTGCCGAGATCAAGTCTCCCGCCGACATCAAGCTGCTGCCCGAGCAAGTGCGCCGGGCGATCATCGGCTGGAGTTGGGACAAGTACGGCAACTTCGTTCTCAAGCTCTCGCCCAAGACACCCAGCCTGGACCTGTTGGGCCGTCACCTGGGATTGCTAACCACCAAATTGGAAGTCACCGGCAAGGACGGCCAGCCGCTGCAAACCCAGCGCGTGCCCGCCGACCTCACGGGGCTGACCGATGACGAACTCGACGCTCTTGAACGGATCGCTTCCAAGCTTGGAGGCCATCCGGGCGGAACGCCTGCGCCGGACGCGTGAGCGCTGCGAGAAGAGCCACCTCGAGTTCACCAAGGAATTCTTCAAGCACCGCCAGGGCATCGACTTCCTGGTCAACTGGCACCACCTGTTGATCTGCGACACGGTCGAGCGCGTCATCCGTGGCGAGCTCAAGAACGTGGTGATCAACGTGCCACCGGGTTCGTCCAAGACCGAGGTCGTCTCGATCAACCTGATCGCCCGAGGCCTGGCCCTGAACCCTCGGGCCCGATTCCTGCACATCAGCTACTCGGACGACCTCGCGCTGCTCAACAGCCAGACGGCCCGTGACATCGTCCAGTCGGACGAGTACCAGGCCCTGTGGCCCCTGGCCATCGCTGACGACGCCAAGGCCAAGAAGCGCTGGAACGTCCTTCAGGACGGGCAGAAGGTGGGCGGCACCTACGCTGTCTCCCTTGGCGGCCAGATCACCGGCTTTCGGGCTGGTCACATGGCGCCAGGCTGGCAGGGCGCGATCATCATCGACGACCCGCTCAAGGTCGAGGATGCCTACAGCAAGCCCAAGCGCGACGCGGCCAACCGCAAGCTGGTGTCCACGGTCAAGAGCCGAAAGGCCAACCCGGACACGCCGATCATCGTGATCATGCAGCGCCTGGCTGAGCAGGACCCCACCGGGTTCATCCAGTCTGGCGCGATGCCCGGTCAGTGGGAGTTCATCCAGATCCCCGCGCTGATCGATGACGACTACGTGCGGGCCCTGCCCGAGCAGTACCGCAGCCTGATCACCACGGAGCCGCGCGACGAGTCGGGCCGGTTCAGCTACTGGCCCTACAAGGAGCCGCTGGCCGACCTGCTGGAGCTGGAGCAGAAAGACCGCTTCGTCTTCACCGGCCAGTACCAGCAGCGCCCCACGCCTTTGGGCGGCGGGATCATCCAGGGCGCCAAGTTCATCCGGTACTCGGCGCTGCCGCCGCTGCGCTTCCGCAAGATCTTCGCCGACACGGCACAGAAGACCGGCGAGCGCAACGACTTCAGCGTCTTCCAGTGCTGGGGCCTGGGCCAGGACGGCCGCATCTACCTGCTGGACCTGATCAAGGGCAAGTGGCCGGCGCCTGAGCTCAAGCGGCGTGCGCTGGCCTTCTGGGCCAAGCACCAGCCGAGCGGTGACTTCGACTCGCCCCTTCGCCAGATGCTGGTCGAGGACAAGTCGAGCGGCACCGGCCTGATTCAGGACATCCAGTCCAGCGGATCGATCCCCATCAAGGGCATCGAGCGAGCGACCGACAAGCTCACCCGCGTGATGGACATCGTGTCTTTCATCGACTCGGGCCTGGTGTGCATCCCCGAGGCGGCCAGCTTCACGAATGACTTTGTGGCCGAGTGCGAGGCCTTCACGGCTGACGACACGCACGCGCACGACGACATGGTGGACCCCATGGTGGACGCGGTGAACGACATGCTGGCGCGGACTCGATCGATCTACGACAACTTGTGATTTCAGCAGCGCCTAGCTCGACGGGGTGAAAGCGGGTTTCCCTGACCCGTTGGCGCTGCGCCTATTTCGGGGCCAGCAAGGGGCTGGAATGAAGAAGATTGATTTGACGGGCCGAACTTTCGGCCGCCTGACCGTGATTTCTGAGGCTCAAGCCAATTCTCGGAAAGTGCGTTGGTATTGCTCATGCGAGTGCGGTCAGACGTCGACTGTGTTGGCGTGCAACCTCACCTCTGGCAAGACATCAAGCTGCGGGTGCATGTCAAAGGCTGGCCTCTCATTGGCTCGCAAACACGGTCTGCACGGGGCGCCCGAATACTCGGTTTGGCGCGGCATGAAAAACCGCTGCCTCAACCCTTTGGAGCCTGCATTCCGAAGCTACGGCGGGCGAGGAATCAAGGTTTGCGAGCGCTGGTTGAGCTTTGAGAACTTCAGGGCCGATATGGGCGAGCGACCCGAAGGCGGAACCATTGAGCGCATCGACGTCAATGGCGATTACTGCCCCGCGAACTGCAAGTGGGCAACCCTCGCAGAGCAGCAGGCGAATCGTCGCAACACGGTGCGCGTGCAGATCAACGGCAAGACCCAGCCTCTGAAGCACTGGTGCAAAGAGCTTGGGCGCAGCTACAAGGCAGTTCACCTGCGACTTACGCGATACGGCTACAGCATTGACCGTGCGCTTGACCTGCCGAGTGGATCGGCTCTACTGACATGACCAAGCCACGCCACGTCAAGACCGCAGGCGCGGCCCTGGCCAGCACCTCGCGCCCCGTGCGCGTGGGTGATGGTGGTGCAGCTGCCCTGCAAGTGGGCGACGGCCTTGAGAACGTCGTCGCAGGCCTGGGCACCGACCGGGACAAGATGTCCTACTCGGTCTACGGCATGCCCCGTGTGCTCACGCGCATGGAGCTGGAGAACATGTACCGCGGCTCTTGGCTCGCCAAGAAGATCGTCAACGCCGTGGCCGACGACATGACCCGCGAATGGCGGCATGTGGTCTTCGACGACGAGAACGAGGCCAGCCAGTTCGCCATCGAGCGCGCTGAAAAGCGCTTTGGCATCAAGGCCAAGATGAACGAGGCCCTGCGCTGGTCGCGTTTGTACGGTGGCGCCCTGGTGATCATTGGCACCCGCGACAAAGATCTATCCAAGCCACTCAAGGTCGAGAACGTCAAGAAGGGTGATCTGCGCTACCTGCACGTGATCGACCGGTGGCGCTGCTCGCCTGCTGGCTCGCTGTGCATGGATCTGGACAGCCCGAACTTCGGCCTGCCTGAGCACTACATCCTGGCCGAGTCGGCACTGCGCGTGCACCACACCCGCGTGCTGCGCTTCAACGGCCAGAGGCTGCCGTACTTCGCCTGGCGCTCAAACGCCATGTGGGACGACAGCGAGTTGCAGCACACGCTGGACAGCCTGACCAACTGCGACACGGCCACGCGAGGCATCGCCACGATGCTTTTCGAGGCCAATGTGGACGTGGTCAAGTCTGAAGGGCTGGGCGATCTGCTGGCCACCAAGGGTGGCGAGGCGGTGATCACCAAGCGCTTTCAGCTGGCGGCCATGCTCAAGAGCTTCAACCGCATGCTGCTGCTGGACGGCACCGAGAGCTACGAGAAGAAGTCCAACAGCTTCGCCAACCTCGACAAGATCCTCCAGCAGTTCATGGTGGACGTCTCGGGTGCCTGCGACATCCCCATGACGCGCCTGTTCGGACAGTCAGCCGGTGGCCTCAATGCCAACGGCGACAACGACGTGCGCAACTACTACGACATGGTGTCTGGTAAGCAGGAAACCGAGTTGCGGCCCCAGCTGGAGTACCTCGATCAGATCTTGGTGCGCTCCGAGTTGGGCGCCATGCCCGACGACTACCGCTTTGACTTCAACAGCCTGTGGCAGGTCTCAGAGGTCGAGCAGTCCGAGGTCGAGGCCAACCGGGCCACAAGGGACGCGACCTACATCGACAAGGGTGTGATCACGCCTGGTGTGGCTGCCCGGGATTTGAAAGAGCGCGGCACTTACCGCAACCTGACCGACGCCGATGTGAAGGCGGCTGAAGCGGCCCAGCCTGAGCCCGGCCAGAAGCCCGATCCCGAAGGGGACGAGGGCAAGAAGCCGATCAAGCCAACCCCTGACGAGTGACCGACATGACCATCGCAACCTGTGACGTCGTGTGCTCGCTGCTGGACCCGTCCAGCAACCCCGTCGAGGGTGCGCGCATCACGGCGCGGCTGACCAGCCACATCGTCAATTCGAGCCTGATCGTGCCCCTGGTCGAGTACGGCGTGACCAACGGCCACGGGGCCTGCACGCTGCCACTGGTGCCCAACAGCACCAGCGGTTCACGCACGACCTACACCTTTGAGATCTTGCTGCCCGGCGCGAAGGCGCCGACCTATTTCCACGACATCACTGTGCCCGCCGTGGCCACGATCACCCTGGCTGAGTTGCTGGGCTGGACTGGCTCCGGTGGCGGCTCGTTCCTGTGGGACGACGCCGCGATCTGGGACGACACGCAAACCTGGGCTGAAGCATGACCATTCAAACCATCGAAAACGGCGTGACGCTGTATGCGTTCCGCACGACCGTCAATGCCAACTTCGCCGAGGTGTCGCAGCTGATCGCGGCCATCCCGGCAGGTCCGCAGGGCCCAGCTGGTGCCACTGGGCCTGCCGGCCCTCAGGGGCTTCAGGGGCCTGCTGGTCTGCAAGGTGCGCAAGGCTTGAAGGGCGACACTGGCGCTGCGGGTGCAGTGGGGCCGCAAGGTGCCGTAGGCGCAGCTGGCGCCAATGGAGCCTCTTACGTTCCTGCTGACACGGTGGCTGTACTGGCCTCCCGCGCCTTGACCAGCGCAGATGCAGGTAAGACGCTGGAGGTGACGGCATCGGGCGTGACGCTCACGGTGCCAAACGGCCTGACTCTGAAGCCTGGTGTGGCCATCATCAAGCACAGCAGCGGCACATCCGTGACTGTCTCTGGCGGCGCCACCATCAATGGCGGCACAACCACTCTGGTCATCACCGCTGCTGTCGCAGCGTTGCTGCCTCGCAGTGCCGCTGACGCTTACACCCTTGCAGGTGCCTGATCATGAGTTTTGAGCGCATCTTGACTGCGATTGCCGTGGCTGCGCAGGCTGCTCCCCCGCGCTATCGCATCGTGGCGATTTTGGGGCAGTCAAACTCTGTGAGCTATGGTGCATATGACGGCGCTGCTGATGCTGTCGATGCCCGCGTACTGCAGTACGGCGGCATTGCCGGCGAGCCAGCTACATACCGCCAGATCGTTCCAGTCAATGGGCCTCTGCGACAGCCAAACATTACTTACAACCCATCTCAGACCAACTTTAACGGCATCGGCCATTCATTTGGGCAGGCCTATCTTGGGCAGCTTGGCAGTGGCGAGAAGGTTTTGCTGGTGCCGTGTGCAGTGGGCGGCATGGCGATCTTGGGCGGCGTGCGTTCGTGGTGCCCAGCAGGTGGCCGTGATTTTGAATTTGCGGTCAGCCAAGTGGCCGGTGCTCTGGCCGCTGCGCAGGCGGTTTACCCCGGTTCGTACATCGATGGCGCCATCATCATCCAGGGCGAGTCTGACGGCGATGCAGGTATCACCCAGGCCCAATACGCTGCCGCCAGCGGGGCACTCATGGCTGAGTTTCGCCAACGCACTGGCGCGGCCAATGCCTGGTTTGTTTGGGGCTCCATGGTTCCGGAGGCTATCGCCAATCGCGGTGGGTCCATCCAACAGATTGACCTTGCACACAAGGCCATTCCGACGACGATCCCGCGAACCGCATTTGTCTCAGGCATCAGCGGTCAGACTGCTGACAACCTGCACTACCTGGCGCCAGCGGTGCGAACGATGGGCGCCAACATGGCCGCTGCGGTGTCCACGGCCATTGCCAACACCTCGCCAGTCGTGCCTGCTGAGCCTGCCGCCGTGACCCTGTCGAGCACGGCTCAAACGTCATCGCGAATCGATCTGTCGTGGACGGCTGCCAGTGGCACCTCTGATTACATCGTCGAGTACAAGCGTACTGTCGATGCGACATGGCAGGTCTACGCTGACGCCATCGGCGCCACAACCAGTACCTCAATCACAGGACTGTCATCGGGTACGGCCTACGAATTCCAAGTTTTTGCCTACAACGCGGGTGGTGTTGGGCCTGCATCCAATACGCTGACAGTCAGCACTCAGGCTGCGGCAGCCCAGGTTGTCCGCATGCAGACCCTGGCCAACGTGATTGAGTCGGGATCTGCTGCAAATTGGGGTTATGCCTGGTCTGCCGGCAACCTCAACACGTCGATTGCCAACAGCCCAACCCCAGTGGCGGCAGCAAACGCAGACTTTGTGTTGAGCGCCCGCCTCGCTGGAGTAGCAGCAAGTGGATCAAGTGTGTTTGGTGTGCACACGGACGCCACAGCCACGGCTTATAGCGGCATGGCTCATGGTGTGTACAACAACACCGGCACGGGCAAATGGTCGGTCATTACTGGCGGCGCTACCGGTGTGACCCCATCCGGCAGCGCAAACATCGCGGCCACAGTTGGTGACATCGCGCGATACAGCAAAACAGGCACGACGCTCGTTGCTGAGATCTCCAAAGACAGCGGCGCCACGTGGACCAATCTGCACACGTGGGCTGGTGCAACCGCCCGCGTCCCTGTCTTGGGCTTCGGCGCATCGGGCGCGGCCATCGACACTATTTCGCTGCTGTAAATGAGTGAGTGACTCATGAAAACCTACACCGTCCAAGACCGATATGCGATCACCTCGCGCACGGTCACGCCGGAGGGCTATCTGGTCGCGCCTGGCGTGTTGGCCCGCACCGGGGTGCAGGAGTACCGGGCTTACGAGCTCGGCCTGCACACCGAGGGCATCAACCCGCTCAAGGTGATCCGGCTGCACCGGCCTGCTGAAGAGGTCTTCGACCCTGAAAGCATGCGCTCTTTCGAGAGCAAGCCGGTCACGATCGAGCACCCCATCGAGCAGGTCACAGCTGAGAACTGGCGCGAGCTGGGTGTCGGCGAGGTGCGTGATGTGGCCCGCGATGGCGAGCGCATGGCCGCTGTGGTCATCCTCAAAGACAAGGCCGCGATTGAGGCCCTGCAGTCAGGCAAGCACGAGCTTTCCAACGGCTACAGCTTTTCACTGGACATGACGCCTGGCACGACCGCAGATGGTCGGCCCTATGACGGCGTGCAACGAAACATCCGAGGCAACCACGTCGCACTGGTGGATGCGGCCCGCTGTGGATCAGCGTGCCGAATTGCCGATTCTCAACCTGAAGAACCGAAAGGAATCACGATGCCCGAAGCTACGCGCAAGGTCGTCATCGATGGCATCACGCTGGAGGTGGGTGACACCGCAGCGTCGGCCATCGAGAGCCTGACCAAGCAACGCGACGACGCCCGCACTGAGCTGGCGACCCTGCAACCCAAAGCCGCCGAGGCCGCTGGCCTGAAGGTGGCCCTGGACAAGGCCAACGCCGACATCGAGGTGCTGCGCAAGGACGTCATGACGCCCGAAGCCCGCGATGCCATGGTGGCCGACTGGACCAAGCTGATTGGCGATGCCAAGCGCCTGGTGCCCGAGATCGTCACCGACGGCAAGACCTGCCTGGCCATCCGCCGCGAGGTCGTGGGTGTCCTGGTTGCCAATGACGGCACCGCCAAGGCTGTGGCCGAGGCCGTGCTGGCTGGCAAGACGCTGGAGGCCGCCGACGCCGACACGCTGCGCGCTGCCTTCAACGTGCTGGCCGCCTCGATCAGCACCACGGTGGACGACGCCGAGAGCCGCGCCAACGATGCCGCCCTGGCTGCAGCCCTGACCAAGGGTGAAGGCCAAGGCAACGCCAGCAAGGGCCCGGTTCTGACTGGCCGCGATGCATTCATGCATCGCCAGTCCAAAGCCTGGCAGACCGGCGCCAACCGCTGAGCACAGCCCTATCCACATCTGAATCTGAAGGAGAGACGCAATGTCCAAACCTGACCTGAGTTCCTACGGCGGTCGCTTGCGCGACCTGGGCTATGCCGGCGAGATCGTCGATCTCAACAGCTCTGACATCGACAGCAAGATCAACGACCAAGCCACCGCTGTCGACTTCGGCGTGTTCGTGGCTCGCTCAGCTGCCGATGGCACCTGCAAGGCCCCAGCAGCCGACGCCGACATCCTGCTGGGCCTGTCGGTTCGCCATGCCATCCGGCCCGCCGACTCGTCCAACAACGTCACGTACGCCAAGAACGACGCAGTGCCCTTCCTCAAGACGGGCTTCCTGTACGTGACGGCGTATGAGAACGCCACGCGCGGCGACACCGCCATCAGCGTGACCGCTCAAAACGGCAAGGTCGGTTCGACCACGGGCGGTGCCGCTGGCACTGGCCGTATCGCAGCCGACGGCACAGGCAACAAGCCCAAGGTGATCTGGGAAACCACGACCACCGCGGGCTCCATCGGCATCGTCCGCATCGTCTCGTAAGCAGTCCGCACCCCACAAACACAAGCCGCCTTCGGGCGGCTTTTTCTTTTCCAGAAAGGGAATTGAAATGCCCAAGCAAATTATTCTGGGTGACGGCCGTGCAGTGCACGTCGACGAAGCCCGCTTCAATGCCTTCGATGGCATCCGCCCCGAGTTGGCCCGCCGCCTCGCCACCGATGGCCCTATCGTGGGCCGCGATGCGCAAGAGGCCATGGCCTTCCTGGTCTCGCAGCTGGCCTACACCGAGGGTCAGGTTTTCGAGCGCCAGTACCAGCCCATGCAGTACGAGCAGCTGCTGCCCATCAGCTACGAGGCTGGCGAGTACGCTGACACGATCCGCTACGAGATCTACGACTACGCCGGTCGCGGCAAGCGCACCAGCGGCAAGGGCAAGGACATCAACCTGGTCGATGTCGCCTACGCTGACAAGTCGTTCATCGTGGCCAACGGTAACGTGGGCTATGACTACACGACCGAAGAGCTGCGCCGCACTGCCTTCTTGCGCCGCCCCATCAGCGAGCGCAAGAGCGCTGCCGCCTTCGAGGCTTATCAGCGACACATGAACGATGTGGGCTTGTTCGGCGAGTCCTCGTCTGGCTTCACTGGCTTGTTCAACAACGCCAACGTGCCCCAAGGCAATGCGCCCACCGGTGGCTGGGGCTCGGCAACGCCCGACAACATCCTGGCCGACATCAACAGCCTGATCCAGAACGTGTGGACCAACACGGCCTACAACGATCAGGTCACCGACATCGTGATCGCCCCCGGCGCGTTCAGCACGATCTCGTTCAAGCCGCGTTCGACCACGTCGGACACGACCATCTTGAACTTCATCAAGCAGAACAACATCGCCAAGGTGCAACGCGGCATCGACATCAACTTCACGCCCGGCTACGGCCTGGACACTGCCGGTAACGGCAGCACTCGCCGCATGGTGGGCTACGTGAAGTCCGACACCCGCCTGGTGATGCACGTGCCTCTGCCGCTGCGCTTCCTGGCGCCTCAGATGATCGGCTTGTCCGTGCAGGTGCCCGGTGAGTACAAGTACTCGGGCGTGGAGTTCCGCTATCCCAAGAGCGCGTACTACTCCGACGGCATCTGATCGGTCGATTGATCGGCTGATGCACTGAACGGGCGGCCGAGCGGCTGCCCGTTTTCAACACCCCAACATCTGGAGAGCCACATGGCCAAGATCCAACTGGAAAACATCCGCGAGCACGACCTGACCATCTCCGGCCTGAACGAGGCTGGTGAGCTCGTGCAAGTGAGCATCCCCGCCGCCCGCCTGTCCAATGGCGGCACCGGCGACATCATCAAGGGCGTGGCCGAAGCCGACGACGCCTTTGTCGAAGCCATGCGCAAGAAGTCGCCCGTGGTGGCCCATTTCTTCGGCGAAGGCTGGCTCACGGTTGCCAAGACTGAAACCGGCAAGGCCAAGGCCAAGGCTGCAGCGGAGTAAGGGGCCGTGACGCCGGACGAATTCCGCCAGCGGTTCCCGGAGTTCGCTGGCGCAGACACCACCCGCCTGCAGCGATTGATTGACGATGCGACGCCGCATCTCGATGTCGACCGCTGGGGCGACTTCTACATTCAGGGCTTGAGCTACTTGGTCGCGCACTACGCTGCCATGACGGCGGCCATGAGCAGGCGCCAGCTGGTCAACGACCCCGAAGACGACGCCATCATGAAGAAGGCGGGCGACTCTGAAATCAAGTGGTCGGAGAAGGTCGCAGTGCTGCAGATCACCAAGAGCACTTTGGTGTCCACGCCCTACGGCCAGCAGTACATGACCTTGCGCAAGCTGATCGGACTCGGAGGCGTTTCGGTATGAGCTTCCTGTACCCGCGAACCATTGCCATCACCCGGCCCACCCAGGCCGGGACCGTGGGCGCTGTGGGCTATGGCGGGCAGGTGCCCAGCACCGAGGAACCCGTGGCCGATGGCATCGCCGCCAGCATCCAACTCAAGCGAGACGGACGCCAGCCGCGCGCCGACCTGCCGGGCGACGTTCACCTGACCGAGTGGCGAATCATGTTCAAGGGCGCGCGCGACCTCGTGCAGGCCCGAGACGTGATCACGGACGATCTGGGCGTGCGCTACCAAGTGCAAGCCCCTTACTGGAACTCGCTGGGCTACAACTGCCTGTGCGAGCGCCTGGGAACTTGAGCCATGGCTGATCTGTCCGACGTGTCGGCCACCCTGGTGCAGCTGGTGGCGTCCATCGTCTACCCGCAAGGGGTCAACGCCCCATCCATCGCTGGCGTGCCGGTCAAGGTGTTCGAAGGCTGGCCTCTGCCGGCGCAGCTGGACGCGGATCTGGCCGCTGGCGCCTGCCAGGTGTCGGTCTACCCGCTACCCGGTGGCGAGACGCTCACGACGCGCTACCTCAACGATGGCGAGTCGGTCCTGTCCATCAACACCGCCACGCTGTCCCTGATCGTCGGCGGCCAGACGGTGACGCTCACGGGCACGGCGCCCACCCCTGAGAACCCGCAGGTGCTCATGGTGGTGGTCAACGGGCAAGCCTACGACCACGCGGTTTCGGTCTCCGAGACGCTGCCCCAGGCCATGGCTGCATTGGGCGCCAAGGTGGCCGCCGATGTGCCGGGCACGGTCGTGGCAGGCCCTGTGATGACGCTGCCCGATGGCGCCCGCCTGACTGCTGCGCGTGTGGCTGTCACGGGCACCTACAGCGAAGACGTGCGCCGCCAGTCGCGCAGCTTCCAGATCACGATCTGGGCGCCAGACCCGGCCAAGCGCACCGCGCTGGCCAAGCCCATCGACATCGCGCTGGCCAAAGCCAAGTTTCTGCAGCTGCCCGACCAGAAGGCCCGCATGCTCTACAAGAGCACGGGCGTGATGGACAACGCCCAGAAAGACGGCCTGTACCGGCGCGACCTGATTTACAGCGTCGAGTACGCCACCACGGAGATCACGACCACCACCACGGTGGCCTCTCAGACGGTGGCAATCACGCCTCAAGACCAGACGGCCCCGCCGTTCACCCAAACCCTTCACTTTTGAGGACAGCCAGCCATGAAGCTGATCGTCTCCATCCCGTTTGCAGCCTTTGAAAAGGGCGCCGAGATCACCGACCCGCACCTGATCGACGAGATCCTGGCCAGCGAGCAGCAGGCCAACGTGGTCAAGGTGGCCGACCCTGGCCCCGAGACCGGGCCTGACGCGCCCTGATTGACCTCAGACCCCCGAACGCACCGCCCTTGAGGCGGTTTTTTCTTGCCCAAACGAAGGAGGCGCCATGCCTGTCGTCCAGCAGGGTTCGATCAACACCACCGCGTTGATCGTTCCAGACCTTTACGTCCAGATCGTCCCGCCCAGCGTCTCGCTGCTCAATGGTGTGCCCACCAACGTGCTT